GCGAATCCGAATGCGGTCTGTATGAGGTTGTCGGCGTGCTCGAAGCGGTGAAGCACGAAGTCTTGCTGGCTTCCCTGGCCGACGAGGGCGAGGGCGAAGAGGGCGAGGGCGACGCGGAAGCCTGCGTGGTTGGTTGATGGGCGCCCCGGTCGTCACCGCCATCGGCCGCCGCTAACCCATGGCTCAGGGCGACCAAATCGTCAGCAGCGTTGACAGCTACGCCGCAATCCTCGACGAGCTGGAGAGGCGCATGGTGGCCAACACCAGCGCCATGCTCCGCACCGCCCTGGATCGCGTGCTGGCGGACCTGAGGCGGCACTATGCGGCCTACCTGGCGGCTGTGGGCCCTTCCGGCGTGGACCCCGAGGGCAATACCATCAGGGCCCCCGGTGCCTACAGCTCAGCTGAGGCCACCGCCAAGTACCGGGCAATCCTCAAGGACGCTCAGCAGTTCCTGCCGCCGGACGAGATCAAGGCCTGGCAGCAGAACTTCACCACCGACCTACTGGAGGCCCTCGCCATTGGCGGTGAGGCTGCAGCGGCCCTGCAGACCATCGTCACCAGCGCCGCCGCCCAGTTCGCTGGGGCCAATCCGCTGGCGATCAGGGCCGCCACCCAGGCCGCGACCGCGTTCATGGAAGGTGAAGCCGCCCGGTTCCGCGATCAGATTGCCCAGATCGTCAGCGAAGGGGTCGCCCGTGGATGGGGCTCCAAGAAGCTGGAACGGCAGATTGTTGGGGCCCTGGAGGGAACAACCGACCCCATGGGCAAGACCGCCCGCATGGGTCTCCGCCAGCGAGCTGAGGTGATTGCCCGGTCGGAACTGGCCAACGCCTACGTCAAGGGGGCCATTGATCACAACCTGGCCGAGGGCTTCGCCTACATCCGCTGGGTGTCCGCCACTGATGAACGTGCCTGCCGGTGGTGCCTAAGTCGCCACGGGCGCATCTTCCCGGCTGACCAGGTGGTGATCCCTGCCCATCCGCAGTGCCGTTGCACACCGGTCCCGGTCAACACGACCGACATGCAGCAGGAGGATCCCGTGATCCGCGACACCTTCCTCGATGGGGAATTTTGGCGGGGCGAGCATGAAGCCGGGGTTAAGGCCCTGGCCAAGCACGAGGGGATCAGCGAGGATAAGGCGCGGGCCCTACTGGAGAAGGCCCTGAACGCACCTACCGCCAGCGAGCGATACCTGTTCCCCGATCGCACGCGCAGTGTGCAGCCATCGACGCCGCTGGATGCGCCAACGGATGGGCGGACGTTCAGCCAGGCGATTGAAGAACTGGCGGCGAAGCGGAGAGTGGCTAGGGGGTAGATGGCAGGTTTTGGGAATAACGATCGGCCAGCGCCTGCACATGGGCACCAAATCTAGCGATGGCCGTGTCGCTGATCTCCGGGGGCTCCGCGCGCCGGTTCCATGTGGTGGCGGCTTCTGACCGTGCGGATTCTTCCCCCTGTTTTGGGTCGTAATCAATGCGTGGGCCAGTGGCCTGGCATTTGTGACAACGAATATAAAAATAACCCCATTCATCAGGCGCTTGATCAAAAAGCTCAACACCAATACTTCCGCAGAAGGGGCATGGCGCGAGGGCTGGGGTGTCCATGGTGGTGGGGGTGGTCATTCTTTGTCAAACCCAATATGGAGCCATTGGTTGGGAACAATCGTCAGCGGCGCGGGCCAGAAGCCGTGGCGGCGCCCCGCCACAACATTGGTGCGAGGCAGCTTTGACAGGAACGGCAAGAAACGCCAAATACAGGCGTCACTGAACCGATCCTTGGCCCACAGCACCTTCAACCAAGCATTGATGACCCAACCAATTTCCCAGCAAATCACCTCCCCGGTCTCCGGGTTACAGGACACCACGCCACGCAACTGGCGCCCCGTGTGGTCGTACACGGTGGCACCGTTTGGGTAGAGCTGGAAAAAGTTGGGGTCGTTGGCGTCAAGCATCGTCTTCCCGTGGTGGTGGTGAAAAGGTGCCGGAGGTGCGAGCCCCACTCCCATAGGAATCCCCGGCCATCTCATCCTAAGCCGTTGCGGTTTCCAAAGCCAGCACGGCAAGCTAGGGAAACGAAACGCTGCCGATGCCCCTCGATCTCCGTGCGTTTCTGACCCTGCACGCCACAGTAAGCGCGCGCGACGAGGAGGCCACCCGCCAGGTGCTCCGAGACGTGGCCCTCACCATGGAGCGCCGCACCGCCCACAAGGTCATTGGGATGCTGGAGCGGTCCATCAGCATCGGCGCTCGTGTCTGGCTGCAGAAGCTGGCCTGAATGGGCCACCGAATCGAGGGGTCGGAGTTGATCCCCAAGCGGGCCACTAAGGCCAGCTTTAGGCGCGAGATCATCAATGCCTGGGATGGGTGCTGCGCCTACTGCGGCTGCCAACCCGAGAAGGTGACGTTGGATCATGTGGTGCCCAAGGCCAGGGGCGGAACCACGGAGCGGGCCAACCTGGTGCCAGCCTGCGCGGGCTGCAACGGGGCCAAAAATCACTGCGATGTCTGGGCCTGGTATCGCCTACAGCCGTTCTTCTGCCCCGGCAGAGAGGCCAGGATCAGGGACTGGCTGGCCCCCGTCACTTCATCTTCTTGCGCCCGCCCTTAGATGCCTTGGCCTTGACTGAGAGACCAATTGCCACCGCCTGCTTCTGGCTCTTGACCACCGGGCCCTTCTTGCTGCCGCTGTTGAGCGTGCCTGCCTTCCATTCCTTCATGATCTTTCCCATGGCCTTGGCCCCCTTGGTCATCTTTGCTTTGGCCACGGAACCACCGATCACTGATGAAGGTTTCCCGGAAACCTGAGCCAGATCGTGCGGCGCCATGCCCATAGCTCAGCTCCCCATCAACATTCCCACTCTGAACAGCTTGTGGCGCACCACCACCAAGGATGACCGCGAGCTGATCCGGGGCTATGCCGGCTGGCCCCTGTCGGTAAGCAACCAGACGGAGCTGACGGCGATCCTCAACCGGGTGGCGATCACCTCCACCGCTGCTGTTGTGCAGGTGCAGAAATGGATCGACGAAATCGAGAACCTGGAGAGCGACTACGCCGACCAGGTGGAGAGCGGGACCGCGCACCTGGGCAATGCGGGCAGCTACGAAGGCCCGGCGCCAGGGGTCAAGTTGAGCCGCGACGACATCAAATCCAAAGCGGATGTCCTGGAGTGGGACACCAGCCTGTTGCGGGTGAAGTACCAGTCCGGCGGCGCTGGTGGGACGGCAGGCGCCGTGCTCGCCTCACGTTTGGCCGACTTGAAAGGCCGGATCTTCCAGACCCTGGGGATTCAGCCGGTCGTCGCCGGCAGCAGCGGCATGGCCCAGTTGATTCGCAGCTGAGCCCGGAAACCTGAGGCATCAGCTAGGGAAACATGGCACGCACCTACAAACGTGATAGCCGAGGCCGGTTCTCCAGTGGAGGTAGCGGTGGTCGTGCCAGTGGTGTCGCCAGCAAGGGGGGTGCACCCAAGAAGAAGGCGGCGCCGCAACCCATGGCAACGACAAAAAAGCCACCACCGCCCCCGCCGTGGTCTAAGGGAATGCTGGCCGCCAAGGCAAAGGCTGATAGGCAGGCAGCGAGGCCTGCTAATGCCATCAAACCATCCTCATTGCTTGCGGCGGAAAAGGCTTACGGTGAAATCAAGGCTCAAAAAAGAAAGTTTGGATCTGACAAGAAAGTTAGAGAAGAAATGATACGGAGAGGGTTTCTCAAGGGAAATGATCCGCAAGGCAAATTAATTGAAATTGCTAGAAAGTACAGAATGAGGCGAGGAAGGACTTACTGACCCATGGCCACCGACTTCGCCCCCTATGCCAACCTGCGGATGCTCTGGCGACCCCCTGGCGTCATCACCACCTTCCGTCAGGGGGTGCCGGCCGCTGGCCCTGCCGTGGTGGTCGAGGCCTTCGCCAAGCCACTGGGCCGCAGCGAGCAGGATTTGCCTGGCGTCAAGGCCGGGTCGCTGATCCTGGAGGGCTTCATCACCCGCTGGGCGCTGCTGGGCTCCGCCAGCTGGCTGGTGTCCGGCGCCTCACTGAGCTGGACTGAGACCGGCTACCGCCCCGCTGGGATGCTGCCGGGGGCCGAGGGCCAGGCGGTGTGGACCGATCTAACGGTGCTGCCAGCCCTGGCCGATGGCGCAGAGCAGGGCAAGTTGCGCATCTTGGAGTTTCCCTACGGTGTTGGCGGCATCGGGGCGGAGCTGCGGCAGTCCCTGGGGGACAAGTTCAAAGCGGCCCTTTCCACCACGATCTGATCCCATGAGCATCAAGGTCGAGACCACGGTGACCGGCCCTGGGCCTGGCGAGACAAACCAGATATTGGCCCGAATTGTGGGCGAGGTGTTTGTTGATTTGATCGATCGCTATCAGGGATCGTTCAACGCACAGGCATGGCCATGGCCAAGGGAGACGAGGCGAAGGGTTGGCACGGTCGGCAGCCCGCGCAACATCATTGACATCGGCACGCTGAAGCAGTCATTCCACTACTCCAACCCCAATCCTTTTGTCCTAGAGGCCCGCTGGAGCGCCGACTACGCCACTGCTGTCCACGAGGGGGCCAGGCTGCGCAACGGCACCATCCTTCCTGCCAGGCCCTGGACCGATGCGGTCAACGGCACGGTGCAGGCTCCGGGGATCCCTGCCTATCCGCTGGGTGAAAAGCTGCGCCAGCGGATCCTGAAAGCTGTGGCCGGAACCTAAAAAACGGTCAATCAGTGGTGGTGACGCTCATTGGGCCACCCCGGTGGCTCTTGAGGCTTCGGCAATTGCTTCCTGCAGCAGATACCTGGCCACAACGGCAGGGGGCCTCTCGGCAACAGCAGCGAGTGACTCAAGATCGACCAGCGCACGCCGGGGCAATCGCAGAGTGACGCGAGGCATCCGGGGGCGGGTCGCTGTAGATGGGGCTGGCATCGGGGGCAGCTGTGGTAAATGGGTGCCGGAGGGTTGCGCCCCTTCTAAGTCCTTAGCGGGAACCCTGCAAGAAACAGGTGAGTGACGCCGTGCCCCGGCCCGTCGATCCTAAGCCATTGCGCTTCCCTAAGCCACAACGGCAAGCTCTGGAAACGAAACCGCACCGTGCCCCTCCCCTTCGTCACCGCCCCTGAAGTCAAGGTCGAGGACGTGGGCGACGCCAGCACGGGCATCCTCCAGTTCCCAGTCTTCGGCTCCCTCCTGGCCGGGGAGCGGATCATGCTCGATCAGGTCAACTACCAGTCCACCGTCACCGAACAGACCCATCGGCTGGCCCAGATCATCCGCGAGGTGGACGACCTGCCGGAGGCGACCGCCAATCTGGTGGCCGCTCGCCTGATGGCCCGGCACATTGGCATCCCCGTGGTGCTGGAGCCTCTGGAGGACGCCATTCGCATGCGGGAGCACAGTCTGATCAGGGACATCGACACCCGCCTCTCAGCCCAGAACCAGGCCCAAGTAACGCGGCTTGTCACCGCAGCGATCGTCTACCGCCTGGGGAAAGTGGATCCCTCCTGTGCAACCTGGACCGATGAGGACACCGCCGGTCTGACCGAGGGCCTCCGCGACGCCATTTACGTGTTCATGCTGCGGGAGCAGCGGGGCGGCGGGGCCTCGGCTGACCCCGATACCGTGCTTCAGGCGATGGCCGACAGCCTGGGAAAGCCGGACCTGCCCCAACCGACTGGGGCGCCATCTTCTGGCGGCTCAACGACCTCTGGCCCCACAACCCAGCCTTCACCCGCGAGCGATTCGCCTGGTGTCCTGAAGCCTTCGTCTGGGCGGCGCTCGAAGAAGGCACCCGCCTTCTGAGGGAACGCCAGCACGCGGCAGAGCTGCCAATCGCCAACCTGCACGCCTGGTACGCCAACGCACACCGGGACACCGAGAAACGGCCCGAACCATTTACTGAGGAGGACTTCTGCCGATCCCTGCCACCCAAGGTGGGTGGGGAAGCGCCCACCGGCCCGCCTGCAGAGGCCGGCGCCGCGATGCTGGGCCTTTGCGAGCAGCGCCAGGCGCCAGGGTTCGCCATGGCCTTCTATGACGCCCTGGCCACAGCCGGGGAGGGGGCACCCGTGCCCACACCACTGGCCCTGCTTGCTGAGGATGCCCTGCTGCTGGCCCCGATCGAGCACCACGATGGTTGGCGCGGTCTGCTGCTGGCCGAGGACACCGCCGCCGGCCAGGTGCGGGCCTTCAAGTTGGCGGATGATCCGGGGCGGGTGGTGACGTTGCTTGTCCCATCCGCTCCCGATGCTGCAACGCCAGCATGGGCGGCGGAAGGCGCATGGCTGCCCACCGCTCAATCTCCCGGTAGCACTGATCTACCTGATGGGCCGCCACTTCCCAGTGCTCGAAATAGCCCAGTGACCACCGGCGACCCTGCCACCACACCCGAGCCTGATAGGGCTTCTTGACGGCATGGGGGCAGTAGCAGACGCCGCGAGGGAGAGAGGCCATGCCTGAACTTTCCCCCTAAGCCACTGGCGGGGCTTAAGCCTCGGGGAAACCTCCGGGGTAACGCACCGGCCAGGCCGGCAGAATCATGCCCCAAACATGGGAACAGGCTTATGGGTTTCGGTTCTACTTCACCCCAATGCGGGCCGCCCTGGTGGACCTGAACC